TAACAAATTCCAAGCTGCTCACCTGCCACCTTCCATACATATCTGATGGTTCTTCTAGCGCTCACTCAATCACAGTAAACGGCAACACCTCAACAGAGCCAATCGGTCCATACGATTATTCCGATGAATACTCAAAAAGCATTAACGGCGGGTCTGTGTACTTTGATGGGGATGAATATATCGATATTGCTGGAGGCGCATCATTAACTTTAGATGGTTCAGATTTCACTATAGAAGGTTGGTTCTATAGGACTTCAACGGCCTCAAAGCAAACACTTGTCAATTTTGCTTTGCCACATAACACAATCATTATAAGTTTGAACAGAACAGGAGTGGGAGATACATATGTTTACCTTGGCAATGGTAGTGGATGGTCTAATGGTGCAACTCCGTCTATAAATTCTGGATCAAACTACCCAATTCCTATCAATACATGGAACCATGTCGCTCTTGTAAATAATAGTGGTACAATCACCTTATATCATAATGGCTATTCAGTAGGAACTACTACTACATTACCTACTGGAATGACTGGCAATCTTAGACTTGGCGCATACAGAACTGCTTCTGCATCTGGTGAATATTTTTCAGGTTATATATCAGGTTTTCGTGTAGTAAAAGGCACTGCTGTTTATACTGGCAACTTCACCCCACCATCAGGTCCACTGACCACCACAGGCGGGACTTACCCAAGTACAACTAATGTAAATACCAGCATTACTGCAAGCAACACTAAGCTGCTTCTCTCAGGTACAGACGCTCATGTGTTGGATAAGTCTCAGAATAGTAATCTGAAGCTGGGCGGCACCGCCGCAAGTACCTCTGCTTTAACCTCTAGTTCGACACCACCCTATATTGGTGCGGTTTGGGCTAATACTTCAGCCGTGTCATTCGATGGCGACAGCGATTACGTTCAGTTACCTGTCGGCTCATTAGATTTGGGAAGTTCAGACTTCACTATAGAGGCTTGGATTTATCAAGACACAAATGCTGGATCAGGTGGTAGCAGTCACACTATTTATTCTGATTGGTTGAATACGAACAATGACAAATCTAGTATACTGAGAGTGACTGACAGTTCGGGCCAAAAGGTCCAATTTCTTTATTCTACGGATGGCAGTGCAAACACTATATATACTTCCACTGCAACTATCTCTAACTCTACTTGGACACACGTAGCCGTCTGTAAAGATAGTACGAGCCTACGGTTTTATAAGGATGGTGCGAGGGAAGTTTGGGCAAGCAGCCCGTCCTTTACACTAAATTCTAATAGCGGAGCAGTAGGACCAATAATTGGCGCTACTTTTGAAGCACAGGGTGGTAACTTTTATCAAACTTACTTTGATGGCTATATCCAAGACCTTAGAGTTACAAAAGGTAAAGCTCGCTACACCGCCGCTGACGAAAGCAGTAACATTCCATCCACACCATTGAAAGGCTAACTAAATGTTAGGGTTTCATCCATTAGCCGCCGCTCCGTTTGCTGACGTAGGGCTTAATGCTTACAAGATGGATGCGGCCTATGGTAGCTTTACCCTATCTGGGCAAGACATATTTCAACAAATAAATTTTGAAACAGGCTCTTTTGCATTAACGGGTCAAGACGTTGGCATTACTAAGAGTTTAAACATTGCAGCAGACAATGGTAGCTTTACACTATCAGGCCAAGCAACAGATGTATTTATACAATACGACAGCGCTTTAAATAATGGTAGTTATACATTAACAGGGCAAATCTCTGAGTTTATATTAGATCTAATTGTAGGTGCAGATCAAGGCTCCTTTACACTCTCTGGTCAAGACACTGAACTTACTAAAGCATTAAATATTAGTGTAGGTACAGGTACATTTACCTTAACTGGACAAGATGTCGGCGTAAATGTATTTAATATTATTGATGCAAATGTAGGTACGTTTACACTTACAGGTCAAGATATTAATGTAAATGCATTTAACCTCATTGCAGGTACAGGTACATTTACTCTTACAGGCCAAGACGCCAGTATAAATGTATTTAACCTTGTTGCAGGTACAGGCTCTTTTGCTCTAACGGGTCAAGATGTTACCTTAAACAAAGCTATAGAGGTTAGTGCAAATGTAGGCACGTTTAGTCTCACAGGTCGAGACGTTGAGTTTAATGAAGGTATAGATGCAGCATTAGCATCTGGCTCCTTTAGCTTAACAGGTCAAGATGCTGGCTTTATATTAGGTCAAGGCATAAATTTAGACCAAGGCAGCTTCACCCTAACAGGTCAAGACGTTACATTAAGTAAAGTCCTTGTTTTAGATTCTCAGCAAGGAAGCTTTAGCCTTACAGGTCAAGACGTTGACTTTGCTAAAGACTTAAATGTTACTGCTGATTCAGCATCATTTACCCTTACAGGACAAGATATTAATGAGGGTATAAGTGAGGTCTTTGAAAGAGGTACGTTTGCCCTTACTGGTCAAGATGTTTCCCTTAATAAGGCTTTATTTGTAGCAGCAGACTTTGCTGGCTTTAGCCTTACAGGTCAAGACACTACTTTAACAAAAGCATTAACTCTAGATCTTAATGTAGGTACTTTTACTTTAACAGGTAAAGATACCTTTGATGCACCAACCTTACGTGCCGAACAAAGTACAATAAGTCTTACAGGTCAAGACGTTGACTTTGCTGTCAATAAAACTATAGACGCAAATGTAGGGTCTTATAGTTTAACAGGGCAAGACGTAAACATTACAACGTTTATACCTGTTATTGATAGTGCTGCTGGTAGCTTTACTCTAACAGGTCAAGATGTAGCCCTAAATATTTCGGTAGTTATGGCTGCGTCTAATGGTAGCTTTACACTATCAGGCCAAGATGCTACACTAAATATTGGTAGAAATATCGTAGCTAATAATGGTAGCTACAGTCTATCTGGACAGAACATAAACAGTAACCTTTCTAAGGTACATGGCTCTGGTCTGTTTACGCTAACAGGACAAGATGTAAGCCTAGAAAAAGCTGTTAGTATCCAGTCAGGTACAGGCTCCTTTACATTTAGCGGTCAGAGTATAGGTATTGGTACATCTACACCAATTACTATTAATGGCTTGACAGCTAATACAAATAATGTTATAGTAACTGGTAGCATAGTTCAATTTGATGCTACCTATTCACCATCAAGAGTAATATACATTGCTCCACAAGACAACAATACAACAGTGTATATACAACCAGAATCATACACAGTATATATTGCCCCAATGAATATTGAACCATCAACTGTTTATATAGCAGCGTAAGGAATAATTATGTCATACAAATGGCCCGATAAAGATAAGGATGAGGTAGTGGACTACAGTGTAGACTGGTCCCGCTTCTTAGGTACGGACGGTATTTCTGCTGTTACGTGGAGTATTATTGATGAGAATGGTGATAAAGAAGTAGTTTCAAATACTGAAATAGTAAACGGACTACAATTTTTGCAGGGTACTATCTCAGGTCAAGTAGCAACTGCTAGGTTTGGATTAGGTACAAACAATGTCCGTTATACTGTAAGCTGTAAGATTACTACAAGTGCTGGCCTTGCTTATGAACGTTCTATCTTTTTACGTATTAGGGAGAAGTAAGAATGGCTTATGATTATATAGGTTTAGTAAATGATGTCAACCGTAGATTAAATGAAGTAGAACTTACTAGCGCAAACTTTACTACGACTACTGGTTACTATAGCTTTGCTAAAGATGCAGTCAATGCATCCATTAGGCATATCAACCAAGAAGAGTTTGAATGGCCTTGGAACCATGTAGAGGAAACAGAGTTACTTGCTCCTGGTGTGGCTCGCTATAGTATGCCTTTTGATTCTAAGACAGTAAATATGAACACCTTTCGTATTAAACGTAATAGTAGTTTAAATGTAAATACTGTTAAATTAAAAGTTATGTCTTACGAAGAGTATCTTGACAAACACGCAGATTCAGAGTATAACACTAACACAAGTATTAGAACAGTCCCTACCCATGTGGTTAGAACTCCTAGCCGTGAGTATATATTTTACCCTACACCAGACAAAGCGTATGAAGTAGTATATGAATATTATCGTACAACATATGAATTAAAAAATGCAACAGATGTACCTAATCTACCAGATCAGTACCGTTATATAATTATTGATGGTGCTATGTACTACGTATATCAGTTCCGTTCTGACATGCAAGCAGCGCAACTATCACTAAATAAGTTTCAACAGGGGATCAAACACTTACGGACTCTTCACATAAATAGAACCGAATACGTTAGAGATACAAGAGTATATTACTAATGGCTACACAGTGGCAAACATTTCCCATTGAATTTAAGGGTGGTCTTATTTCCAACCTAAGTGCTTTGCAGCATGGTACAAATGCTGTAGGTTCTGCTACCTTATTACAAAACTTTGAAGTTAATAAGGAGGGTGGTTACTCTAAGATACTAGGATACTCAAAGTATAGTTCTACTGAGGTTCCAGGTTCTGGTCCCATCTTAGCACTTAAAGTTATAAGCTCTGCAAGAATAGTTGCCGCACGTAAAAATGCTAGTAACCTAACAGAATATTATTACAGCACTGGATCATCTTGGACAAGTATGGCTTCTAGTGTGGGTGCTAACGGTGGCAAAGCTAGAAGTGTATTGTATAAC